CGGGCCATCAGCTCGCCAGCATCCACACGCTGCGAGAACACCTGCGGCGTGAGTACCTGCTGTGCGGCCTCTGCCCATTCAACGAGCTTGCGCATGTCCTGACCACGACCGAGGGCGGCGACGCCGACAACGATGCGGGGCTTGATGAGACCAGGGGGCAGATCGGGGAGTCGATGGGCGCGGGTGAGGCGATCCATGATTCGGCGAACCAGAGGGAGCAGTAGGTCTTCAGCGAGAATCGAGTAGATGCCACCGAGTACATCCTCCAGCTCTTGAGCCAGGTAACGGATTTCCTCTGCGGTGACACGCTCGCCCTGACGCTGAATCGAGGTGCGAACACCGAACGCCATTTCCAGACGTGCAATGAGTTTGTCGATGTGCTGACCGACGAAGTTGAAATCAGCGAACTTCTCTTGCGAGATGGCCTTGAGCTGTTCTGCCTTGAAGCGCAGCACGTCGCCAGACTCGGCTTCGGTGATGGCCTTCGGGCGGATCGCTGCGTTCTCATCAAGTGCCCACAGAACCTTTGCGGCTGCTGCAGCGCCCTTGAGGATGGCCTTGCTCAGTTTCTCCAGTGCGTCGAAGTCACCGTAGTAGTCGTAGACCAGACCAGCGCCGTAGTCCTCACCGTCTTCCTCGGGAATCCGCAGGGGAATCCAGGGGCACGCGTCGATAGGGTAGGTGCCTTGGGAGCCAGCAACGATGTTGCCGTTCACTTCCTGGTACACCTGCCACAGCTCGCCGTCACGGTAGATACGGGTGTAGAGGTCAACGTCCTGCTCAGGGCCGGCGTCGTTCTTGGCACCCTTCTTCTCATCGAGACCGAGAGAAGCTTTCAGCTCGTTGCCCAAGGTGGACGGGGCGATGCTGTCGAGGGTAATCATCTCCAAGACCGAACCCATGCCGTCGCGATCAACGACGTAGCGGGTCAGCGGGTACATCTTTGCGTTGCCTTCGTCGGGCACGTACATCATCACGTTGCCGGTCGCCACGAGATGCTTCAGGCCGAGGCCCAAGCGTCCACGCATGCCGGACGTTTCGATGTCGTTGATGACGGTACGCTCGATCTCAGCGAGGCCCATCTCCAGTTCACCCTGCTGGATGCCGGCCTGCTCTGCGAGCTGGTTAGCGTCCATGCCATCGGGAGATAACTTGAAGAAGTTGGCGTTCGCGGGGAACAGCGCAAGCAGCAGTCGGGCGGATAGCGAGTTAACGCAGCGCGCGCCTGTGCCTTGGTACGGAGTGGTGCGGGAAGAACTCGACTTGCCCTTCGAGACTTCCTTGTAAAGCGTCGGCAGAGTGAGAACGGCGCATTGCTTTGCGCGGGACTCGGCATTGTTTCGGTCAGACTTGAGCTGAGAGTAACGGCCTTCTGCTGAGACGGTCTGCGGGGACGTGCTCAAGATGGAATAACGAGGCTGCTTCCGTAAGCGGTGGAGGTGGACTTATTCAGGTCGATGCGGAGATTCTTTCGACCCGTCGTTGCACTCTCCTGATCCCCCATGCCATCACGGGCGGTCAGCAGGATTGCCGGCTTCTCCGCTTCGGTGGGCTTGGGGGCCTTGGGTTTACTGGTACACATGGGTTAGTGCTGCTCCTCTGTTTCGAGCTGACGCTTTCGCAAGAGGGACAACACCAGCCGACGTTCACCTGATCTCAGAAGGAACTCGTTGTGATCCCCTTTCGGGTCGTAGATGACCTCGGGGTATCGCGCGTCCAGCTCGTCGATCAGGTCGTAGGCGTGAAGGGGGATGTTCTCGGACATAGGGGGTTCCGTGGGTGTATGAATGAGTCTTCAGGAACCCACCGGAACCCTTGATGGGAAACGGTTGTTTCCTCCTATGTTCCTACTTTTATCCCTGCGAATCGGCTAGTCGAAAGTCGCAGCCGGGGCCAAAGGCGCTCCCTGTTTCTCGGCCTCCTCCTGCAGCAAGGCGAGGCTCCGCCAGCACAGCGCGGCCAGCTCGTCCATCCTCAAATCGTCCTCCAGCTCATGAGCATCGGTAAGATGTCGCACGATGCAGTCGGCGTGGTCGCCGCTCTTGTTGCGCGCGTGCTGAAGCGGCTTACCTGGGTTGTGCTTCTCATTGCCGATGAAGCTGTGATGGGAGACGCGTGCCAGGGCGGCAGGGAAGTAAGCCATGAGGCCGGAGAACATCGGGTACGTCTTGCGCACTGCGCTGTCCGTGGGCAGGCTCATAGTCTTTGTCACGGGTTCCACAGCTTGACCTCCTCGGTCTTGAAGTTGTAATCGCCGTCTCGCAGGATGCGTGCGCAACGGGCCTGGATCAGCGCGTCCTCGGCGGCGAAGCCCTTGGACTCATAGACCATCGTGACGGTCACCCACAGGGCGGCCAGGTGTTCCTCAACCGTCAGACCCAGCAGGGCCTCATGGACGGGCATAAGGAACTCGTCAGCTTTCTTGGGGCCGATTCCGGGACAGCCTTTGTAGTTGTCTACGGTGTCCCCGGTGAGCACTTGCTTCATCCAGAACAGATTGGCTTCGTGCTCGCTTATCGTGCGAGTGCCGATGTCGGGCTTGCCGGGATTGAACAGGCGGCCGGGGATCGTCTGCATGTCCTTGTCGATGGACACGATGATTCGCTTGCCAGGTGCCAGTCGGGGTTTCGGCATGGTCGCGAGGAGACCCAGGATGTCATCGCCTTCGAGGTATTCGCGGGTGATGATCTTCTCGGGATACAGCTCGTGTAGGAAGCCGTCGACTGCGTTCCACAGGGCCGGCTTCGGCTTCGTGCGGTTGCCCTTGTAGGTCGGGAGGATTCCCTTGCGGAAGTTGGTGGACACCGAGAGGGGTAGCAGGAACTCGCGTGTGCCGAACTTCTCCAGCAGCTCCTCGATATAGTCATCCAGGTCAGCCTTCGCCTTCTCGGGGTTGGTGACCTCTGCGACTACAACCTCAGCGCCGTCGTCTTCATCTTCCCATTTCACTGTCTTGGTGTTCTTGAACGACAGTTGGTAGCGGAGAACGTCGGCGTCGATGAGGATTGTCAGCAAACCGAAAGCGAGCCTTCGATGCGAAGCACGCGTGCATAACGACGCGGGCTGTCTTCCATGAACTCGGTCATCTTGACCATGCCGGAGTTAATCAGCATGTCGGCCAGTTCGTGTGCAAAGCGCCGACGCGTAGCAGCGCGGATGTGATCGAGCTGTTCCATGTGCAGGCGGGCAGTCATCGAACCCATGTGGTCGATAACGGTCTCTGCACCGACCTTCAGGATTTGCGCGTCCTTCATGTTGTGTACGGCGTGGCTCATGGCTTCGAGTTGACGCTGCAGCTCAGCTTTCGTGGTGGTGGTCTTCGGGGGCATAGGGTTCCTTAGAGATTCTTGGTGTCACGCAGCGCGTCGCACCAGGACGCGAAGGCGGCACCAGCAGCAGGCGCGAGGTACACGAGGAGATGGGCGGGGAGCAGTAGGATCACGACGACGAGCACCAGCCACTTGAGGCGGCGTTCAACGAGCCATCGCGCCCAAGGGCGGAGGTTGTTCATGCCACCACCGTTGCTGTGTCGGCCAGGACATAGGCGCATGTGCTCAAGCGCATGAGGTTCGTGTCCGTGTAGTGCCGGTGATGCACGGTTCGGTCGTCGTTGTCATCGAGCTGTCGGCGCAGCTTCGACTCGGCTTTGTCTTCTTGAAACTTCGCCATAGCTGAGTAATCCAACATCTCTTCGAGGTCGATTGAAGTCCAAGCTTTCGCAGCGGGTCTATTCGTCATTTCGATTTCCCCAGGTTCTTGAGCTTGGTGAACGGCTTGAGGCCGTAGGACACGCCGACAGTCGCCATGACCATCCAGCGCCACCAGTCGGGCAGGGCGTTGTCGAGGGCTTTGAATCCCTGCCACACGTAAGGCGCGAGACCGGGGATGAAGCACATGACAAGCGGGGCCATGACGATCACGAACATGGCTTCATCTTTCCAGCCGGAGTTCTTCACGGCCTCGACTTCCCACTCACCATCCTTCTGAGCCTTGGCGATCTTTGCTTGGGTGATGGCGAGCTGCAGGTTGTGATCGGCAGCGGTCTCGCGCTGCTCGATGACGCGTTTCTGTTTGATCGCATCGACGATGCCGCCGAACGCGAACTTCAAGCCGGAGCCGATCAGGCTCCACGGGATCATGCTCATCGGATTAGTCCTGGAATGACTTTAGGGGCCGGTACGAAGTAGCGGGCTTTCATGCCGCACTTCCACGGGCGGTGCGCGCGGCGTTCGTCTTCAGCGCGAATGCTGTAAGCGCCGCAAGATGAAGTGTCCTTTTCTTTCGTCCCGCCATTCACCGGATCGCGCACGATTACGTGAGTGAGCTTGCGGTTGCAGTAGCCGTTGAAGTAGCTGTAGAACTTGCAATCAACACAGCGGATCATGTGTTCACCACTCGAATTTGGTCGCGTCCAGGTAGACCTGGCAGTGGCGACGGATATGGTTTAGAACCGGACGATCCGGCGCGATGCTGCGATGGGTGAGACGGGCGAACACGCGCCAGCCATCCTTCGCCGCTTGGGTGCCGCGATGCGGCGTGACTTGATCCATTGAGGCCCACGTCTGCGGAGGCAGGAACGTGGTGGGCAGCTTGCTTGCTACGATGGCTGCAGCGAGTGCGCCGTGGCCTGACGGCGTGCCGAGGAAGTCAACCTTGTGCTTTAGAAACTCGGTCTCGGGACCATCGCTGATCCACAGCAGCATGCGTGGTGCTTTTGCGTTGACAAGGTTGTAGTCGATCTTCCCGTTGACGCGGGGTACGTTGTCGCAATGCCAGTTCGGGATGCACGGATACTGACCAGCGATCAGTATGTGAACCTTCAAGTCCACCTCCCACTCCCAGGGGTACTCCACGGGTGCTGAGTCGAACAATGCTTCCAGTTCTGGCATCAGCGTCGCGGCCCTGTCGAGCGGTGCGCGGAACAGGCCGCAATGCAGGCGCTCCAGTAGCGACTGCGGTAAATTGATGGAGGTCTCCCGCTCGATGCGGAACGGGTTGAAGGTCATGCTATGCATCGCTATCTGTGCTCCTGGTAATAGGCGGCCACGCGCAGCAGCTCCTCGGGAGTTGCGTTGCTCTTGATGGCGTTGGCTTTGGACGAGATGACCGTCACGTTCCCCTTCGTGTAACCAAGGGTCGGATCGTTGCGGTCGAGGGATGGACTGTTGGGGCCTTGTGCAAGGCCGCCTGTGTTGCGGTACAGCGGTAAGCCCAGCACCGGGCAGAAGTCGGGGATCACCACGTCTTCAACGGTTAGGTTGAAAGGGATACCCCGCTTCTTCGCCCGGTGCTTCG